AAGAGCCACCACGAGAGATGTGGCAGCCTATAATAGACAATTTAGGTAGATATATCGATGCCATCTTTCAAGGCAAAGAATGGGATATTCATATTGTCGATACAATTACGACAAGACCAGGAAGTGCTAAGTTAAGGGCTCATGTTGATACGCCCTATAGATTTGAAAAATATGCTCGTATATCAAATGAAGAAGTGTATGGAGTACAATGTATCGTTCCATTAGATAAGTTTACAATTCAGAATGGAGCAACATGTGTTCTGCCTGGTTCATATAGAGATAAGTTTTATTATAAAGATATAGAAGAGAACCAAGAAGAATATAATAATCTATTAACGACACAAGGTTTTCAATTTGTTTCAAATCCTGGTGATGCGTTAATGTATAATTCGAGAACATTACATAGTACGATGCCGAATAACAGTAATGAATTTAGAAGTGCGTTATTAATAAATGCTCTTTCAGTAGAGATAATAGATTACATTAGAGAAGTAGATATGAATACCAAAACAGCAAGATTTGATAATAAAACCCATAAAACTTGACAAAAATGTATATGTGCTGTATAGTATTCTTAAATGTTGATATATAAAAGTAAATGATGAGGGCAATGTGACTATAAAAACAATGAGAAAAAAGAAAAAAGCAAAATCATCTGGATACTCTGACGAATCATTCATCGGTTTGGAGCCTGATTGGAAAGGTTCAGAAAAATGGACCGCTGAAGAATATTACAGAGAACGTGCCAGAACACCATATTATTATAGTTACTATTTTAAATCTAAAGATTATATTCCTTGGGTTGTTGATTGGATGAAAGCCAATGACTACACTAAAGAAGATATCAAGTCATATAAGGCTGCCGAAGACTGGAGAACTAAAAGTACTCTTGCAGGATATGTAAGAGCATTGTCCAGGGGTATGCCAGAAAACCATGAAGGTATTCCAGCCTACTTTGAAACAATGGAGGGCATAGCATCAACATCTATGCAAGATGCTTCTGATTCTGTTAGAAAAGAACTAGAGGTTATTATATCAGTGGGTAGCAAAATTAAGGCGGAGAAAAAAGAAGAGCAAAAAATTGTTTCTACTAAGTATAAGCCCACAATTCAACAACTTTTATTTAATAAGTCTTTAGAAATGTCTGATGAAATTGATGAATTTATTGAAGAGTTTGATGGTTCAGCGTCAATGTTGACAAAATTTGACCCACAGAGAATGCTATTGATTGTTGGTGCTAAACCAAATCACGCCAAGGTAATCGCATCATTATATCAACCGACATTTGATGATTTCTCTGAACTTATAAATCCTCCTAGTACTAAAGGTATGACAGAGTTTGAGAAAGATATGCACGAACAACTTAAAGAAGGTTATTCACATCTATCTAAAAGTGTCATAAAGAACCAATTTAAGATGTACAAGACTATTATGGATGCTTGTGACAATATCGTATTAAAAGGCAAAGTGACAAGAAAGCCTCGTAAGAAGAAGATAATAAGTGCCGAAAAGCAAGTTAAGAACTTCAAGTATCTTGACCATCATCCAGAGACAAAATCAATTAGTGTCAATCCAGCAGACTTGATAGGGGCAAATGCCGCTATCGTATACAACTCTAAGACACGAAAACTAGGAATTTACCACGCTCAGAATATTGACCCTATGAGACTAAAAAGAGACGGGTCTGGTCTAAGTGTAAAAGGAACAACTATTCAAGGTTTTGACCCAACCACAAGCGTCCAGAAGACATTGCGTAAGCCAATTGAACAGTTACCAACGTTTAAGAAAGTAGCAAAACGTTCATTACAGAAACAATTTGATGCTATTAATAGTGTTGAGATTAAAATGAACGGAAGATTTAATGACCATAGTCTGATTATAAAAGTTTTTTGATAAATACTGTTATAAGTAGTTTATTATAAACGTATTTGAGGGTCAAGCATGGCAAAACAACGCAATAAGATAAAAAATGATGTAATTAAGCAGATTAGACTGTTACTTGGTGATGGTATGGTTGACATCGAACTAGACCCAGAACACTATGACCTTGCAATTGATATTTCAGTAGATAAAATACGACAACGTTCAGAAAATGCTGTAGAAGAAGATTTTTACACTATTGAACTAAAGAAAGATGTTGATGAATACAGACTTCCTAAAGAAATAACAGAAGTTAAAAAGATACATCATCGTTCATTCGGTCATGGCATATCTGCTGGTGTTGATATGGACCCATTTGAATTAGCATATGCGAATTCATATTTCTTTATGAACAATCACGTTGGTGGAATATCAACATACGAATTATTTGCTCAGTACCGTGAAACTCTAAACAGAGTTGCGGCACAGGATATCCAATTTATTTGGAATCCACTAACCCACAAAATTAAACTTTTAAGAAAAATGAGAGCAGACGAAATGGTATTGCTCCATGTTTACTTAGAACGTTCAGAAGACCAATTACTAACTGACCCATATTTAAAATCATGGATGAGAGATTACTCACTAGCATATTGTAAGAAAATGATTGGCGAGGCTCGTTCAAAATTCTCTGCTCTTCCAGGCGCACAGGGTGGTGTTACTTTGAATGGCGATGCCTTGAAAGCAGATGCCGCAGTAGATATAGAGAAATTAGAAACTGAATTGAAACTATATATCGATGGTTCTGCACCGTTAGGTGTTATGATTGGCTAAGTGGTTATTATAAAAAGCCCTTGCGTTAGTGTCTGTAAATACAATAAACTAAATTTCTGTGTTGGCTGTAAACGCCATATGAACGAAATATTCGATTGGCTTGATTATACTGATGATATGAAAGAAGCCATAATGAAAGATTTAAAAACCCGAGATATAAACTCAGAAAACGGTTGACATTCAGTCTATTTGATTGTATAATAATATTATCGAAACTGAAAAAGAAATCAAATGATAATAGGTATCACAGGACTAATAGGCTCTGGCAAAGGCACAGTAGCAGATATTCTAGTCGAAGAACACAATTTTATTAAGTTAAGTTTCGCAGACAAACTCAAAGATGGAGTTGCAACTGTATTCGGTTGGGACCGTGCTATGTTAGAAGGCGATACTGTAGAGAGCAGAGAGTGGCGTGAAACTGTTGACCAATTTTGGACTAACGAAACTGGCAGAGAAATCACACCTAGATTAGTTCTACAAGAATTCGGTACTGACTGTATGCGTAATGGTTTCTATGATGGTATTTGGGTTAGCCTAGTCAAACAAGAAATCATCAATAATCCTGATAATAAGTATATCGTTCCTGATGTGCGATTTGCAAATGAAATAAAAATTATACAATCTTTAAATGGAAAAGTTTGGAATGTTAGGCGTGGCGAACTACCATCTTGGTGGGGATATGCGATACAAGATAACGAACATTCCGACTCAACATTAATGAATGACTACCATCCCGAAGTTCATCAAAGCGAATGGCGATGGATAGGCAAAGATAATCAGTTTAACTTGATACTTCAAAATGACGATACTATAGAGTCCTTATATAGTAAAGTTTCAACAGGGTTGTCTACGTAGTTAACCCCAAAAACAGTGTTTTTTCATGGTTTTGACTAAATACATGTAGCGAAATACATTATTATAGACAATCAAACAGGAGAAAATACTATGGCTACATTAGTATCACCAGGAGTTGCTGTAACCGTAAGTGACGAATCACAATACGCGGCGGCTACACAAGGCACTCTACCATTATTAGTTATTGCGACAGCAAGTAACAAAGCAGATGCCTCAGGAAGTGCAACAGCGGCTGGTACAAAGCCAGCAAACGCAGGAGTTGCCTACCTAGTATCATCACAGAGAGAGTTGGTCGAAACATTCGGCGAACCAAAATTTTATTCAGTTGGCGGTTCAGCAGTTCAAGGCGCTGAAACAAGTGAATATGGTCTACTAGCGGCATATCAATATCTAGGAGTTTCAAATAACGCATATGTTATTCGTGCAGATGTTGACTTATCAGAACTAGAAGCATCAACTACATCACCAGCAGGCGTTATTACTAACGGTACATACTGGCATGACACTTCAAAAACAAAATTCGGACTATTCAAACATAACGGAACAGACTGGGCAACACAAACACTTCATGTTTTAACTGACACACCAGGAACAGGAAACGTAGAGGCACTCTCAGGCAGTCATGCGTCTCCTTCGAATTCGTTTGGTCAAGCAGGCGATTTCGCAGTTGTAACATCTACTGCAAGAGTTTCATATTATGAAAAAGTTGGTTCATCATGGGTTTTAGCAGGTAACGGCGGAAGTGATTTTCAATTCTCTACATTTGCCCCAACTAAACAATCAGATACAACTACAAACTCAGGCGCAGGCGACATTTATGTTCGTTTAGCGACAGCAGGTTCTGGCTTAGATGTAGATATGAAAGTTTATAATTCTACATCAGGCTTATTTACAACAGTTCAGGCTCCAACATATGCTTCAGATGATTTAGCATCAGCAGATTTGGCATCTCTAGGAGATGTTTATGCGAAGTATTCTGTAACAGATGGCTTTGGTTATTTCAATCTAAGACGCCATACAGGTGCAACAACGTCAGTTCTTACTACTGGTGTTCTTCCAAGCACATCGTCAATCACTGGCGCTATCATAGTAGAAGGTGTGACAAAAACATTTAGTGCTAAAGACATAGATGAAGTTGTTACAGAAATGCAGGCAGATGCGACATTAAATACAGCAAATGTTAAAGTTGAAAAGTTCGGTTCAAACAAAATTCGTTTTACTAAGACAGATGGCAAAGAGTTAAACATCTCTGCTTCAACATCAGACTTTGCTAAATTTGGTTTAGCAGATGATACAGTATCAGCATCAGTTTGGGAAGAATTGTCTTACCAAGCAAGTTCAACACAGATTACAGGTACAATAGCAGAGGGTACATATTGGTATAGTGCTGACCTTAACGTAGAAATTCTAAAAAATACAAATGTTAGTGGAAACATGACATGGGTAAAGAATGCGTGGTCAGAAGATACAAATGGCGCCGCGCCAAGCGAACTACAATTAGTTTCAGGTGCTCCAGCATATCGTAAAGACGGAACATCGGCTCTAGTAGCAGGTGATATTTGGGTAGACGGTGACTCAGTTCCTTATCCTACAGTATATCGCCACTCAGGCTCAGCGTGGGTCAAATTAGACAACGCAGACCAATCATCTACTAATGGACTAGTGTTCAGTCACTATTCACACGATGCGCCTTATGATGCAAACGATGTAGCAACAAGCAGAACAGCACATGCCTCTACAGCGAATCCAGATTTATATCCAGAAGACATTCTGATGATTAACATGGACTACTCTACTTACAACGTTAAGAAATATACTGGCGGTAAGTGGGAATGGGCTTCAGGTGTTAACGCAGATGGTTCAGGTAAATTCGGACCAGATGCTCAAAGAGCCATAGTTGTAAAAGCAATGCAAGAATCTATATCTTCAAATACTGGAATTCGTTCAGAATCAGTATACTTCAATCTAATCGCGGCTCCAGGATACTTCGAGTTGATGGACGAAATGATTACATTGAACAAAGATAAAAAAGAAATCGCATTCGTAATTGGTGACTGTCCAATGACATTGAAATCAGATTCAACATCAATGAAAGCATGGTCAGATGCAAATGTTCCAGCAGAAACATACGCGGCAATTTATTATCCACACGGCTTGTCAAGTGACTTGTCAGGTAATGATGTAGTTATACCTTCATCAGCAATTGCTCTAAGAACAATCGCATTCTCAGACCAGGTATCATATCCATGGTTTGCTCCAGCGGGTCTTACTCGTGGTGTAGTTTCTAACGCAACACAAGTTGGTTATGTAAACGCAGAAGATGAGTTTGTTAAAGTTCAATTGAGTGAAGGCCAACGTGATGTTCTTTACACAGCACGAATGAACCCAATCGCAGATTTCCCAGCACAAGGAATGGCAGTGTTCGGTCAGAAGACAACACAAGCAACTTCAAGTGCGTTGGATAGAATCAATGTTGCTCGTTTAACAAATCATATGCGTCACAACTTAGACCAGTTATCTCGTTCATTCTTATTCGAACAAAACGATAAGATTACAAGAGACAACATGAGAGATGCAGTTGAAAGATTCTGTGGTAACCTTGTTACACAAAGAGGTTTATATGACTTCTTAGTAGTGTGTGACGAGTCAAACAACACACCAGCAAGAATTGACAGAAACGAATTATGGGTAGATGTTGCAATTCAACCAGCGAAATCTGTTGAATTTATTTACATCCCACTACGCATTCGTAACACTGGCGAATCATTAGCATAATATAGACTAGAAGGTTTAGTTTAAAACCCCTCCTCAGTGAGGGGTTTTTCATGGGCAACTATATGCTAACTGATAAATACAGTTATGCGTATTAATGAAGTCATATTACACGAAGAAAAACTAGACGTAAAGTCAGTTATAAATTCGTCTATCAAAAAGTTAGATAAAGTCTTTAAGAGCAACAAATACGAACTAAGAATAGTTGGTGGTGCTGTTCGAGACCTTGCTTTGGGTAAAACACCTAAAGATATTGACTTGGCAACTGACGCCACACCAGACGAAATGATGACAATACTTGATAAAGCAGATATTAGACATATACCTTCTGGTTTAGAACACGGTACTATCACAGCAATCCTAGATAATGAACCATTTGAAATCACAACATTAAGAGCAGACAAAGAAACAGATGGCAGACATGCTGAAGTTGAGTTTGTTAAGAGTTGGGAAGAAGATGCTAAACGCAGAGACTTAACATATAATGCTATGAGCATGGATATGGAAGGCAATGTATTTGATTACTTTGATGGCATGGACGATTTACAAGATAAAGTCAGTAAGTTTGTTGGCGACCCAGAAGAAAGAATTACAGAAGATTACTTACGTATACTACGTTACTTCCGTTTTCAAGGTAGACTATCAACACCAAGTTGGAACGAAGATACATTAAAAGCAATCAGTTCAAACGCAAAAGGTTTACAGAATATAAGTTCTGAACGTATATGGCAAGAAATGAGTAAAGTTCTTGCAGGTAATAATGTTGCTAACGTTTTAACTCATATGACTAAATCAGGTGTCAGTAAAGTTATAGGATTATCAACAAACGACTTGAACAAAGTAAAAGATAAAGGCAATCCTATTATAGCATTAGCACAAATGGGTAACACAACAGATATAGTAAAACGTTGGAGATTAAGTAACAACGAATCGGCTCTGTTAGACTTTTTAGTTAAGAATAAAAATAATTCTCTTGACCAAAAGAAAGTAGAAGATATGATTGCCGATGGAGTCAGTAAAGATTTAATTTCAGCACTGGTAACTTTACAAGGCAAAGATTTAAATGTTGATGCTAAAGTACCAGATTTTCCTGTAACAGGAGCAGATTTAATTGCAAAAGGTATGAATCCAGGACCAGAAATGGGTGCAAAACTTGGACAACTCAAGCAACAATGGAAGCAAAGTAACTTTACTGCTACAAAAGATGACTTGTTAAAAGAGAATTCAGACTTAGGCACACAAAGAGGTAGATTAGAATACTATCTAAAGAAACCAGTTGAAGATGGAATGTTAGTTCATTTATCGGGTTTAGGAAAGTTTCATAAAGGTAATGACGAATTAGCAGACATAGTACCAGAAAGAAATGGTATGTATGCTTTACATCCTGATAAATGGGAAAGTACATTTTACAGTTTAACAAATAAAGATTTCAAAAAAATAGTTCACTACAAGCCAACATTAATAAAAGCACCATCAGATATGATTGTTGCTGATATGGCTATAGCAAACAAATTTTATAGAACCGACAATCCAGAAGAGCAAGACCAACTTGCTAAAGAATACAAAGACAGCATAGGTAAAGATGTTTCTAGTATGAAAATGCCAGAAGTTATTATATCTACATCAGTAAATGAAGATGAAGAATTCGTTACACTTAGAAAGGGTGATAAAATGGTAAAAGTTCCTAAAAATAGAGTAGAATTTTATCTTGGTCACCATTATAAAATTGTAGAAGGAATAACTGAAGCAGTTCATCAGTTTATGACAGGACATGATGTTACTTTTGGTGGTAAAAAATATGATAAAATAGAAATTGAAGTAACTGGAGTTGATAATGCTAATAAAAAATATAACATTATGATACTTGCTCCAAAAGAATTATTTGGTAAAACAGTTGCAGTTAGTTCTAAATATATGAATAGAGGACCGTGGACTAAGACAAAAACAGAAGATGCATTTAAGTAAAAAAACTATGGAACTATTACTTGTTAATTACAAGAACATACACAGTGCTATGTTAAAAGACTGTGCTGATAAACAAAAGTTCACTAAGTTGATTGCTGATTTAGAAAAAGATTTAGAGGAGTTAGAAGATGCAAGTTTATAAAGAAACAATCTGGCATTTCACTTGTCAATCATGTAATGGATTTTGGTCAGTAGCGGCATCAGACAAATGGGTTCCAACAGAATTGTTCTGTACACATTGTGGCTCAAAACGAACACATAATCCAGAGAAAATTGAATGGGTTGATGATAATGATTATCAACCAGAAGATAAAAGTCATATTAGATTTGGAACATCATCTTATACGAGAGCAAGTGAAGCCACTTATACTAGTTTTCAAAAAGATGTATGCTCATGTGGACATAAAAAGATAGATTGTGACTGCAAAGCAGGATGTAAATGTGGGTGTAATAAGAGATTTTTAGGTTCATATTAACTAACGACTTAATTTTTAGAAAAATAGATAAATACTAGTGTTAAAACCATAATCAAACACTAATTATAGGAGATAGAGAAAATGGCAAGAACATTAAACAATTTTGGTGTACCAACAGACTCTGGTGATGCAGTCGGAACTGGTATATTACAACCAAAACTTAACTATAGATTCCGTGTAGTAGTTGCTGGTTTTGGTGGTATTGGTACAAGTTCACAAGAATTTACAAGACAGGTTATGAATGTATCCCGTCCAAAGGTATCACATGAGTCAATTCCATTAGATTCATACAACTCACGTATGTATGTTATGGGTAAGCACACTTGGGAACCAATCACAATTACATTGCGTGACGATATCGCAAACAATCTAACTAAACTAGTCGGCAAGCAAGTACAGTCACAGTTAGACCACAGAAATCAAAAAGGTCCTTCAGCAGGTACTAACTATAAGTTTTCAACATTGATTGAAATCTTAGATGGTAACTCTGGTGACGCAACTGAGACATGGCAATTAGAAGGCTGTTTCATTACGAATGCAGACTACTCACAAACTGATTACGCAGTTTCAGACCCAGTCACAATTACAGTAACTCTTCAATATGACAATGCTATATTGAATGATGACTTAATGCCTTCAATGGATTTTGATTCTAATTCTTCAGCGGCTGGTTAATAACTTAATCAGAAGGAGCAAACGCTATGTCGTTTGAAAGAAAAAGTAAGGGAAATACGGCCAGACGAGTTCTGGCCGATAGTTCTAACGCAAAACATAGGTTTGGATTTGGAGGAGACCCAAGTTCTTTAATAGGCGATAACGCTCCCAAACTTTCAGATTTATGGTTCATAGAAGTCAAGACGGTTTCTGATAATAGCCAAAACAATCTTCAGGATATTTCAGTACTAGCAAAGTCAGTATCACCTATCTCAATACAAACATCTAGTTTTCCTGTTGACCAATATGGTAAAAGGATATACGTACCTACTCGTGTAGATTTTCCAGAAGTATCACTTACAATGTATGATGATATTAGTGGTAAGATGTTTGATTTTGTTGCAGATATATATGGAAAGTTCTTCGATAACAATGTTATGGGAGATGTAACGGGTGCAAATGCTGAATATGTTTTAACAGGAGTTGGCAATCATGGTAGAAGACTACCAGGTCAAGAACACGAGTATTATCATCAACATTTTGAAAAGTTAACAATATATCACTTTTTTGGCAATCTTGATAAAGTTGAAGGCAATCCTCATCTCAGAGATAATAACACAGGCACAGGAACTCTTCAAAAAATTGAATTAATCAATCCATTAGTTACAGGTATTACATTTTCTGGCAGTGATTATAGCACTACTGAGTTAAGAACCGTAGATTTACAACTTCAACCTGAAAATGTGATTATAGGAAAACCGACAGATGTTGCATTTCCAGACTGGATGACATTGGGTATGGATTATATGATGGACGCCTTATCACCTATTCATCTTAGACACAAACATGATACTTATCCTACAGAATTTAAAGATAAGATGTTTGATATTGCTCCTAAGACAGACGAAGAACTAAAGAAACAAGAGTTAAAGAAAGAAGAGCAAGAAGACAGAGATACAGAACGCAAACTCAATGAGTTGATGCAATTGTATAATGCTCAAATTCAAAACCCTAATGAACAAGGCAATGAAGCATTAGCGGCAGCCTTAAAAAGTAGAATTGGTGTTCTAAATGCCGCAAGAGCGAAAAGATTTTATACTGGTGACCAGAAAAAGTATGTAGACAAATTTAATACAAGAGATGAGTCTACGTATTCAGCAACATATTTAAATCCAGATGTCCCTACATTTGGGGGAGTAGGCGATAGCAACCCACCCAAAAACCAATATCCAAATCAAATACTAGATATGACTAATAATTTGTCAGACGCAATGGTACAAGAGTTAGTAAGTTCAACATTTGGTAATCGTAGTTTTAATACAAACAATGTTTTTGACCTTAAAAGTCAATTGGCAGGTATTGCACAAAATATAAATTCATCGATGACAAGTCATCTGACAGTAGATGGAGCAACAGCGTTAAATTCCGCAGTACAAGCCAACAGTGGTGCTTTCGCAACAGTAACACAAGCATTTAAAGAAAGAACAAATGAAAATTCTACTACATATTATACTGGTGAACAAGATGGCGTGAGCAAAATTATAAAGACACGGGTAATTAAAAAATGAAACTAGATATATTAACAGCAAAATTATTAAAAAAGGGCTTCTCACAAGAAAAAGCAGAAGCATATGCTGTAGAAATCACAAATATAGCAAAGATATATGGTGTGAACTCATATGATTTCATAGACGAACTTTCAGAAGAATCTGACTTCAACGAATTAGGTGCATTCATCTTTAATAATGCTTTGCGATTTGGTTACAAGACGGGCAAACTTGCTCCTCGTTCACCAAACACTTATGTCGCAAGGGCAATTATTAAATAATGGCAAAATTTCACAAAGGACACTACACAGTAATAAACGAAGAAAAATACTCAGGAAACGGAACACCCGTTTTCAGAAGTAGTTGGGAACAAACGTTTATGCAATTCTGTGATAACAATCCAAATGTTATGGCATGGGCAAGTGAACCGGTCAGAATAACATACAAACATCCTTTAACTGGCAAACTAACATCATATGTTCCTGACTTTATAGTTGTATACAGAGACACAAATGGTAAAAAGAACGCAGAGTTAATTGAAATCAAACCAGCAAATCAATCAAATCCAAAATTTGCTCGTGGCAGGGCACAACAGGCACAAGTAGCAATAAATTATGCTAAGTGGGATGCCGCCACACATTGGGCAAAAAAACGAGGCATGAAGTTTAGAGTTCTTAATGAGGGCGATATATATGCTAATACTAAGAAACCTAAAGCAGTCAAAAAACCTAAGAAACCAATTAAACCAAGATAACACACCTTAGGACCGATATAAGTTACTTATATCTAAGGTGAGGATGCCGTTATCCATTAGTTGTATCGCTACTATGACTACAAAAAACGGCAACTTTATTTTTGATAAATACGTATATAACTAATTAAGAGTATATATTATGACAAAAAAACTAGAAGAAACTTTCAATATAACTCCAGCAGAAGAAGAACCTGTTGAAGAAGTAGTAGAAGAAGAGACTCCTACAATTGAAGAATCAAAAGAACTTACTGAACTTTTATACACTGAGTTAAAAACTACTGAGAAGATTGATAGTGCGTTACCATTAGTATCAGACCTTAATCAGCACGATAAAGAGATGGATGATATTCATCAAATGGCATTAGATGCTTTTAATGATTTAGTTCAATTAGGCATGAATGTAGAAGTTCACGCTGGTGCTAAGTTGCTAGAAACAGCAAATCAGATGCTAAAAACGGCTATGGAAGCAAAAGATAGCAAAGTCGATAGAAAATTGAAGATGATTAACCTTCAATTACAAAAAGCCAAGTTGGACCACAATGTTAAGAAGTCATTGCCAGAGGGTGCAGAACTAGAAAGTGACGGAGCAATCACAATTGACCGAAATGAACTACTAAAACGCATTGACAATGCCCAAAAAGACATAGAAAATGATAAATAAGAATAGAACAATTATACTTTAAAACATATTTGGAAAGCGTTATGAAAACATTTAAACAATATTTAACAGAGTCCACTAAAGAACACAAGTTCACACTAAGGTTCTGTTGTGACTTAGATGAAGCAGGTGCAAATCGTATTGAGACATTCTTGTCAAAATATGACCTTAAGTCGATGTCAAAAACATCTACTACACCAATCACTAAGAATCCAATGTTTTTCAAAGACGTAGAGAATTCAAAAGTCTCAAAAGTCGATATAGCAACAGGCTATCCATTATCAGCAGATATTCTAAGACAACAACTAAGTGATTTACTTGGTATACATCTTACACACGTTGTTGTTCATCCAGAAGGATGGGAACCAGAAGAAGAAGTTGTTGATGAAGATAAAGAGGCATTATTGGCATCAGATTATGATGAAACATCAGACGATGGCAAGACATATGGTAAAACTTTTGTAGATAAGTTTTTAAATGATTTAGAGAAAAAAGAACATGATGTTGTAGAGAACGAATTGAGCGTAACGCCAAAATCAGACTCTGCACCAGAACAGATGGACAAAGAAGAAAAATCTACTCCATCTGTAATTTCAGGAGACGAAAATGACTAAGAAATATACATTAACAACATCAGAGGAAACTGTTACAGAAAATCCAGAAGATATCATCAGATTGATGAAACTAGCAGGCCTTACAAATGCACAACCAGTTGCTGAAGAAGAAGTAACTGAAGAGTGGGCAAACACACCAGACGGTCATTCGGGAGAACTAGAGTTAGACCCAACTGATTTTGAAAAAAAGACTGGTGATAATATTACAAAACAGAACAAAAGTTTAGACAAAGCACCTTCAAAAGGTGACAACCCATTAGAGTATTCATTAGACGAAAATGAAATCTATGAAGCGATGATGAAAGAGTTTAAAGAAACTGAAGAAGTTTCTGAAGCACAAAGTCCAGCACAGAAGGCAGCATTTGCGAAAATGTTAGCCGCTAAAGATGGCAAAAAAGATGAAGCAGTTGAAGAAAAAGAAGAAACTACTGAAGAAAAAGTAGAAGAAACTACTGTTGAAGAAAATCTTGAAAAAGCACAAGAAGAAATTGATGAATTAAAAGAAGAAACTATATCTGAAGATTGTGGCTGTGGTCATGGTTCAGACTGTGATTGTGGTCCAGATTGCGATTGTGGTTGTAATTCAGTCAATGAAGAAGAAGTTGATGAAGACCAAGAAAGACTTAAAAAATTATCAGGTATTAAAGAGAGACCTATGAACTTTTCTGGAAGCCAAGGCGGAAGAAGATATCATGGTCATCCAAGCAAAGGTGTGAATCCTAGGAGTGTCGCTAAGGCTACAAACTCTGCGCCAAATTATGGCCGCAAATGGAATAACCTACAAATCAGGTTTTGAAGAACACACTTTCAATATAAACAATAAAAGTCTCCTTAGTGAGACTTTTTTGTTGGGCGCCCAATAAAAAACCCGGCGATTAAACCGGGTTTTCTAATTTATTAGATTATGATTTAGTAACCATAAGATTCATCATTATAACCTACATCTGAAGATGCAGTTGTAGTGATAGCGCCAAAGTCTTGCGTGTCAACTTTAGGACCAGTAAGTAGACCCAAGTTAGTATAACCACGAGTAAAACCCGTAGAACCACCCGTTGATGAGTGGTGTCCAGCACCTCTAGTTGGTAAATCATCACCGCTGTCAGTAATCGCACCAAAGTCAGCCATCTCTCTTAAATCGATTGTACGTCTAACCTTAATCTTTGCCATTCCAGCGATTGCTCTTAAACCTCTATATCTTGCCATTTTTATTTCTCCCATATGAATGATGTTGAAGTGGGAATCTCCAATCATCAATAGTATTTATCATATACGCTATTTTTATTAAGTTCTAACGAATGATAAATACTATTATAATTAAGTGAGTATATAATGGCAGATTTAACTAAAAAACCATATCAAAAAACACAATTTAGTAATGCACAATTATTAGAATTCAGCAAGTGTCTGACAGACCCGTTCTATTTTCTGAATCAGTATTTCTGGATTCAGCATCCAACAAAAGGGCAAATACTATATAAGGCATATCCGTATCAACTAGATTTAGCAGAATCTTATCATAATTATAGATTTTCTATATCTATGTTGGGCAGACAGATGGGTAAATCAACAACAGCGGCTGGTTACCTATTATGGTATGCAATGTTCAATCCAGACCAAACAGTTCTGATTGCGGCACACAAATACTCTGGCGCCCAAGAGATTATGCATAGAATTAGATATGCGTATGAGATGTGTCCAGATTTTATTCGTGCTGGTGTAACAAATTACAACAAAGGTAGTATCGAATTCGACAATGGTTCACGTATCATTGCTCAAGCAACAACTGAAAATACTGGTCGTGGTCTTTCAATCTCATTACTATACGCAGATGAGTTTGCGTTTGTGCGACCAACAATTGCGAAAGAGTTTTGGACTTCTATATCTCCAACATTAGCAACAGGTGGTAAAGCAATTATCACTTCAACACCAAACTTAGATGATGACCAATTCGCAATCATTTGGGCAGGTGCTAATAAACAATTAGATGATTATGGAAATGAAACAGATGTAGGTATAAATGGCTTTAAACCATACAAAGCATTATGGCATCAACATCCAGATAGAGATAAACAATGGTCAGTTGAAGAAGAAGCACGTGTTGGTAAAGAACGTTTCTTAAGAGAACACGAATGTCAGTTTATTGCTTATGATGAAACTCTAGTAAACAGTTTGAAGTTGTCAGGTATTAAAGGTATTGAACCAAAATTGCGTACAGGACAAATTCGTTGGTTTGAAGATATTAATAAAGATTCTACTTATGTTGTTGGACTTGACCCATCTATGGGAACAGGTGGAGATAATGCCGCTATTCAAGTATGGGCATTACCAGAACTAACACAAGTTGCAGAATGGCAGAATAATAGAACAGATGTGAGAGGACAAGTCCAGACGATGCATACAGTTCTTACTATCATTAAAGATGAGATGACAGAACTGGGCAATACTCAACCTGATTTATATTGGTCAGTAGAGAACAACTCATTAGGAGAAGCCGCTCTTATAGTCATTGAAGAAATGGAAGAAGATAGATTTCCTGGGACATTCTTACACGAGCCAAAGAAAAAAGGCAGACAGAGAGTCTCCAGAAAAGGATTTACTACAACATATAAGACAAAAATCACGGCTTGTATGAAAATGAAATCTTGGATTGAAAGTGATAAGATGATTCCTATGAGTAAAAACTTAATAAGAGAATTGAAAACATTCATAGCAAAAGGTAAAAGTTATGAAGCAAAATCAGGCGAAACAGACGATTTAGTGTCAGCAACCCTATTATGTGTAAGACAAATACAGTTTATATCAAGGTTCGAAGAAGGATACGAAGAAATGCTCGGTGAGAGACTAGACGGAGCAGATGCAGACTACTCAGACCCTCTTCCTATCATTTTTTGATAAATACATAAAAGAATGTAGGAACTAACTATGGCAGTAAATTTAAACGACATATCAACAAAAGTAATGAAATTGATGCAGGGCAACGGACTCAAAATGAGGATGTTTGATGCTAATAGTGGCACTAGTGTTGCTACTCCAGAATCTGCACGTTTCTTTTACGTCAAAGAACCAAATATGATGATTCATATTGATGAGACTACTAAAGAATTAAAGTTTCATATAGGCCAAGATGTCACTATAGATAACGAACAAATAAGCAATATGATGAAACAATTGAAGTCTTTAGCACGAACTAATATGCTAGACTTTGATATTCGTTCATTTGGAAAACATATAGAACCTAAAAATTATGCATATAAGGTTAAACAAAATAAGGAGAATACCATGAATGACCAAGTCAATGAAGGCATGGGCCCGTTGTCTGGGTCGTCACGTACTAGCCGTCAAACATTAGAAAATGTAAAACTAATATTAAAACATAGAGCGCCAGTAAACGAAGAATCTCGTGGCTCTCGTTCTCGTAATATCTCAGCAATCTTTGTTGAGACAGGTGAAGGCGAACGTTTTAAATATCCATTTATTCACTTAAATGGCGCAAGAGCAATGGCAAGACACGTTGCATCCGGTGGTGAAACACACGATATGGTAGGTGAAGCAATCATTGAGATGTCTGATAACTTATCAAGGCTAAAAGAATTTATGAATGTTGTGAACAAGCAACAACTAGTAAACGAAACGAATCGTGCTGATGTTTGGAATGTTAAACGCAGTGTAATGTCTATCAAAGAAAAGATACAAAGAATTCAAGGTGCAAAAGGTTATGCTAGTTTTGTAGAAGATATGGCTCTTAACGACCGCACGCCACAACAAGAAATATCAGAAGAAATGGTAGATGCTTATGTAAAGAAATTCACAAAGTCTACATTTGAAGAAAACTTAAAAGATATTTTTCCATTACTACATAGAGTTAATGAAGAAGAAATGGAAAATCGTAGAGACAATCAAACTGCAAGAGTTAAAGAAATAATGACAGCAGTAGTCAAAAAGACTGGTGAGAGAATGAACAAAATTACTTTTGGTGCTCCAAGTTCATCATCTTATGATTATGCACAAATTAAAAAACAGTTTGCCGAGCCACGTACTCCAGAAGAAGCGGCTCAACTTAAGATTAATAAGATAGCAATGACATTTGACGACCTTGCTGATAGAGTTCAAGTAGATACATTATTAGATAAGAAAAGCAAAAAGAAAGGTCACGACTTAGCGGCTGAAGTATCTTTTTTCTTAACTGATATTGCTAACGAAATTCGTTCAAACCCAAGAGGCATGGACAAAGAAGACATGCAAGTAGCAGGAACACTACTTAAGATGTCAAAGGCTTCAGTAGAAACTGTAGAGCCAAAAACAGCAGATACTAGAATATCTGAAATGCTAGAAGAAGCATTCTCAAAATTTGATAGTGATAAAATCCTCGAAAAAAATAAAATAAATGAAGATGAATCACTTTATGATGCCTGGGACGATATGTGTCTTAATGTAGATGCAGACAAAGGTATTTCTGTAGTTTTTGATATGAAAAATATGCCTGAAAAACGTTTTCACGTAACTACTTCAGACTCGGGTGAAGCAGGAAATCCAGGACATGACCACGTATTTGTTTCAATAGATAGTGGTATGTCTGACCATGATGGCGATGACCATCTTGAATTGGAAGATGTTAAGAATAATATGACAGGTGCGGCTCTTACAGCACAAGTTGATGGTAAAGTAAAAATTCTAAAAACTATTGGCTCATTTAAGAATTGGGATGATGTTCTTCCACCAGAACCTAGAGACCCAGATTTATGGAAATATCCAGATGAGAATTTAGTAGACTCAGTGTCTATAGATGAAGATAATTCAGAGTTGAAAATTGCAAAGAAGAAACCAACACTTGATGATTTAATCCAAATGTCAAATGAAGCAGATTACGAGATGGGCGATATAGTAGTTTTTGGTATGAAAAATCATCCAGCATATCGTTTTGATTTACAAGGCGACCTTAAAGATTATATGGAAAGAGTACGAGTAGCCTCTACTCACGGTGGAACTGACCACTCTGGTTTTCTTAATATGAAGGTTTCTGAGATTGCAGATAATATTGATGGTGCGGCAATTATTGCAATTGAAGATGATAACAAGTCTCCTTTCCAGGATGGTAATAATATTAAATCAATGGTAGGTTGGAGTTCAGCAGACGAAGTTTATCCACCAAATACAGATGATGAGCAATCTGGCGAAGATGAAGATGGAGCATTCGCATCAGGACCAGATAATGACCAAGTTAGAATGAGACATTTAGCAGGTCTTGACGATTTTTAGGAGAAAACAATGAATAGAGAAAGACTTAGCAAATTAGCAGGTATTACAGAAATAGAAATCAATCCAGGAGACAGTATTGTAAACTCCTTAGATGATATTGAAAAATACTATAATAAAATACTTAGTTCCCTAGACCCATATGACTACAATCACAAAATAGACGATTGGGTTATGGAAATCAAGGATGCTGTTGAGAAAATTAGAACTAGGCTCAACGACTTAAACGACTAATTACGATTTTTAAAAATAAATAATTTTCTGGTTGACATTCATAGTCAACTTATGTTATAATAAAGGGAGTGTTAAAACTCCCTTTTTTTATGTCAAAAAAACATTCAAAAAGACGTATTTAATGCTTGACTTTAGGAATAAAGATAAGTATAATAGTATCATTAGTAGAAATATGTATGGTACATAAAAACTAATAAAAAACTAATAGTAAGAAACAACTAATAAAGGCTAATATAGGAGAAATATAATGGCAACACTAGCAGAAATCCGTGCGAAATTACTCGCACAAGACAACAAAGCATCAGACAATGCATCCTCAAACAGAGGTTCAGATGCTGTATACCCTTTCTGGAATATGGACAACGACAATACATCCGTATTGAGATTCCTTCCAGACTCAGACCCCACTAACACATTCTTTTGGAAAGAACGACAAGTTATCAAACTTCCGTTCCCTGGTGTTA